TCAGCCCAGCGCCCCCTTCACCGCCCGCGCCACCTGCCGCGCGCTTCGCGCCAGCAGCCGCGCCTCGCTCTCCTGCCCGCGACCATTCACCGCAATGCTCACCCGCACATCGCGCGCGCCGCCGCCATGCGCCACCACTTGCCCGCTGCTCGTCGGCACGAACATTTCCGGCCCGCGCTCGCCGACCATATAGGCCCGCCCCGGCGCCACCGGCCCGCCGGTCGCCCGTCCCGGCAGCCCCAATGCCGACGTCAGCAGCGACGCACCCAGATTGACAAGCCCGCCAGCGCCGCCACCACTGCCGCCCATCGCCCCGCGCAACGCGCTGCCCGCAATCTCGTCCAGCACGGACAGGGCGATCCGCCGCAAATCCTCAAAACCGAACTTGCCCGTCCGCACCGCGCGCAACAGCCCTTGCTCGATCCTTCGCCCGGCCCGCTCCGCCCCGTCGCCCAGCGGCCCCTCAATCCCCGCCCGCATCGCCTCCACGTCCCGGCTCAACCCCTGCGTATCGGCCCGAACCCGCACCACCAGCGTCTCGATTTCCTCGTCCATCCGGGTCACTCCCTTTCAATTTCCGTTCGCCCTGAGCGAAGTCGAAGGGCCAGCCTGAGCAGAGCGAAGGCACTTCGCCTGCGGCTCAGTGGTCGGCTTCGACTTCGCTCTCCTGAGCTTGTCGAAGGGCCGAACGGCAAATGGGTCAATCCGGCATCGCCCCCGCCACCTGAACCCAGTGCTCCCGCGCAGGCGGGAGCCCAGTCCCGCCCTCTCGCCAGTGCTCCCGCGCAGGCGAGAGCACGCCGCGCTGCTAGTCCGGCATCGCCCCCATCAACCGCTTCAGCTCACGCCCATCCACCCCCGCATCGACCGCCTCGTCCCCGCGCGCGGCCGCCAGCACCGCCGCCAGTTCAGCGGGCGTCGCGCGCCAGAATTCATCGGGCCGCCAGCCCAGCAGCCACCCGGCCACCCCGGCCAGCCGCGCCGCCCCTTGCGCAAAGCGCGTCATTTGCCCGCCAATATCTGCTGCAAAATGGCCTTGAGCACCGGCGTCACCTTGGCGAGTCCCACCGCCAGGATCGCCTCGCCCAGCGTATCGCGATCCATCCGGTCGCGATCGACCAGGCAATGCCAGAACAACGCCACCAGATCGCCCAGCGACAGCTTGCCATCCGCCGCCCGCTCCACCAGCGCGAACAGCGGCCCCAGTTCCGCCTCCGCCGCCACCAGCGCCGCAAAACTCGGCCGCAACGCCAGCATGTCGCCGCCAATCGCCAGCGCCGCCTCGCCCCGTTCCGGATTTGGGCGCTCCGCCTTAGCCCTGCTCATTCCGACACCACCGCGCCGGAGCTTTCCAGGCTCAGCGCATAATTGCGCTCGCCATTATAGTCCCCGGCATAGTCGAGCCGCGTCACCAGAAAGCGCCCGCGCATCCGCTCGCCGCTTTCGAAACTCAGTTCATAATCCTCGATCGTGCCGGACAGCGCATGGTTGCGGATTGCCACCTCCGCCGCCGATCCGGTGAACAGCCCCGCCGCCGACACGCTGACCGATCGCACCCCCGCGCCCGACAGCAATTCGCGCCATCCGCCCGAATCCTTGGACGTAATGTTCACCGCCTCGCCATTCACGGACAATTGCGTAGTGCGCATCCCCGCGACCGTGGCATATGTTGCCGGAATGTTGCCATCACCAACCTTCAACAGAAACGCACTTCCCTTTTCGACGCCCATGGCGCATCCTTTCTTCCGATAAAGCGTGCAAAACGCTGGTTAAGGAGAGTCTCAATGATCTTCATCGCACCGCTTATGTTGCTGGTCACAACCGCAGCCGCCGCCCCCGCCGATCCTGTCGGCATGGGTCGCAAGGCCTATTCGCAATGCCTGTCGGCCCAGATTCAGCCCGGCCTGGAAAAGAAGCTGACGCTGGGCGATTTTCAGGCCGACATGAAAAAGACCTGCGCCGCCAAGGAAACCGCCTTCCGCACCGCGATCGTCGCGGCGGACAAGGCTGACGGCATGTCCGAAAAAGCAGCACAGGCCGACGCCGACGACCAGATTTCGGAATATGTCGACAAGATCACCAGCGAATATGAGGATTACAACGCGCCGGGCTGACGCGCAGTCGGCCAGGATTGCACGCCGCCCCAATCCAGGTGTCAGCGCGTAGCGATGACGGAGGGGTATCCCGCTATCGTCAGGGCGACACCCCTCCGTCTGGCCTTCGGCCAGCCACCTCCCCTTGCAGGGGAGGATTTTCAGAACAGATCAACCTCAACCCCCTCTCTCCCCACCGGGGAGAGATACGAAGGCTTGGCAGCTTGCTGCCTAGCCGCAGTTGAGAGGGGGCACGGCGTTCGCGGCATCGCGCGCGCTACCCCTCCCACACCGCCCGCAACCGATAATCCACGACCGCCGACCAGCCCCCGCCCTGCCGCGCAACCCGCGCCACCCGTGACCGCACCAGCCGCGCCGTGATCACCCGCCACCCATCGCGCACCGCCACGCCCGCCAGCACCGGGTCGATCCGCGCGATCATCCCCGCCAGCCGCGCCGGCGTCTCGCCACCGTCATGCAGGCCGATGGTCAGCCGCAACTCGCGCCCCGCCACATCCTTGCCGCCCCAGTCCGCGCCGATGCACTCGCCCACCACGCCATAGGGCTGGCTGGCCCGCACCGGATCACCGTCGAACAGGCCGTTCAGCCCGTCCATCAACAGCGTGTCCGCCCGCAACGCATCGATCACCGCCGCGCGCACCGCCACTTCAGCGCTCATAGTCCGCCCCTCCCCGCTTCCCGCAGCGCCAGATCCCGCCACCAGCGCGCCACCAGGCCGCGCCCGGACGCCCGCACCAGTTCGCCCTCGATGCTGACGTCCAGCCCCGCCTCATCCAGCGCCACCGCGACCGCCGCCCGTCGCCGCGCCGCCCGCTGCGCCACCATCCGCGCCAGCGCCGCCCTCATCGCAACCGCATCCGCCGCCATGGCCGCCACAGCGCGCTCACCACGGCGGGGGGCGCGGCCCCTTCCGTCCCGCGCGCGGAAAAATGCTCCGCCGCCAGCCGCACGATCCCCTGCCGCAATGCTTCGGGCAGGCCGTTCATCTCGCTCGCCATGCCCGCCGAATAGCGCACCAGCAATCGCCGCCCGTCGCCCGCGCGCGTCGATCGCACCCACCCCTCGCCGGTCGCATCGATGTCGATCGCATAGCCATCGACCGGCAGGGCGACCGCCATGCCGTCCGCCTCCACCGCCTCGACGCTCTCGATTCCCACCACGGGCCGCGCCGTCAGCCGCTGCCAGCTCCCGTCCCCCGCCACCATCTCCTGCGCGCCCCGCACGATCAGCCACTGCCCGACAAACTGCTCGCACAGGGCCGACGCGCTGCGCAGCAACCCGGCCAGCACCCCGTCCTCGCCACTCGTCTCGATCCGCAAATAGGCCTTCAGCTCGGCCAGCGACGCCGCCAGCGTCCCGCTCTCATCCTGCGCCAGCATCAGCATTCCTCCACCCGAAATGTCACCGACCGCGCGTCCACCTGCCCGTCGGACAAAGTGATCCGGTTCGTCAGTCGATAGAGCCGCCCGATCAGCCCGCCGCTCACCCGCGCGCTGGTCCGCAAGCCTTCGAACGCGGAAGCTTCCACGCTCAATCCGCCCGCTTCGACCGGCGCCACGCTCCACAGGCTGGCGACGATGCTCTGCCCCGCCAGATGGGCGGACCAGTCGATCCCATGATCGATGCTGCTGTCGGCATCCTTCAGATACAGGCTCATCGCCGCTTGCTCCCCCCAAACAAAAAAGGGGGAAGGCCAAACGCCTCCCCCCTAAAAACCTTCTCCCCTTGGGGGAGAAGGATACGCAGCCTTACCCGCGCAGCGGGTTAGGCGAAGTTGGAAGAGGGGGAACCACCCCCTCGCCCGTCACGAAGCCGCAAACTTCATCAATTTGATCGCTTCCGAATTCGCCACGGCCCCGCCGATCCGCTTGACCGCGTAGAAATGCACGAACGGCTTGTTGCTGAACGGATCGCGCAGGATGCTGGTGTCGCTGCGCTCGGCAATCACATAGCCCGCCTGGAAATTGCCGAACGCGATCGACAGGCTGCCCGCGCTGATGTCCGGCATATCCTCGGCCTCGACCACCGGATAGCCCAGCAGCGTCGCGGGCTGGCCAGCGCTCATCGACGGCTGCCACAAAAATGCGCCATCGCTGGTTTTCATCTTGCGAATGGCGCTCAGCGTCGCGCTGTTCATGACGAAGCTCGCCCCCTGCCGGTAGGGCGCGCGCAGGCTCTGCACCAGGTCGATCAACCTGTCCTGCGGGTTGGACGCGGCAAAAGCCCCCGCCGCGCCCGACGCGACATATTGCAGCGATCCGAACGCCCGCACGCTGTCCGCCTCATTGGTCGTCGTATAGGTCAGGAAGCCCTTGGGCTTGTTCGTGCCATTGCCGGTGATGAAGGCCGCGCCCTCCGCCACGGCAAATTCACGGGCAATCTCGCCCGCCAGCCAGCCTTCGACATCGAACTGCGCATCGTCCAGCATCGCCTGGCTCGCCGCCGGATTGGCGAACAACTCGCCCGATGGCGGCGCGATCTCATTGAAGCTTGGCGTCCCCGTCTCGCCCCGCGCCCCCGTCTCACTGGCCCAACCCGACACGATCCCGCCCGCACTCACCAGCTTGCGATAGCCCGCCGTCCCGGTCCGCACGACATTGGCAATGGCGCGAACGGGCGAAATGCTTTTGAGCGTCGCATCGATCAGCTGATCAATCTCGCGCGGCACCGCATAACCACCCGTCGCACCGCTAGCCCCGGAAAAGCTCTTCAGCTCCACCCCCGCTTCCTGCCCCTGCCGCAGGTAACGATCGACAAAAGCCGCGCGCGCCGGATCACCAAAATTTCCTGGCGCCCCGCCCTTCACACCATCCAATGCAGGCCGCTGCATCGCCACCCGCATCGCGCTCAAATCCGCCTCCAAAGCCGCAATCCGCTCCCCCTGAAGCACCACATCAAAGCTCCCCTCCAGAGCATCCGTCACGCCGTCCGTCATGTCATTCTCCCGCTAGAAAACACAAAAAAGGGCGGCCCCGGATGGGACCGCCCCTAAAAAAACAAACCTTCTCCCCACGGGGGAGAAGGATACGAAGCCTTGCCAGCTTGCTGGCTAGGCGCAGTTGGATGAGGGGGCGCGCGTTGGCGTAAACCCCTCCACCTTATGCACCCGCGCCCGATCCTGCATCGGATGCGTCACCAGACTCACCTCCACCAGCTCCAACGCCAGCAATTCGCGCGGTCCCGCCCCGCGCGCCTCCCGCACGCGATACCCGAACGACAGCCCATCCAGCGCCCCGGCCTTCAGCCCTGCCGCCGCCTCTCGCCCGGCCGCCGTCCGCGCCGACACCCGGCCGATCACCCGCAACCCGCGCGCATCCTCCTCCAGCCGCTCGATCGCGCCGATCACCTGACCCGGCCCATGCTGCCACAGCAACGGCACCCCCGTCGCCCGCACGCCACCGAACGCCCCCGCCCGCACCACATCCCCGCCCCGGTCCACCCGGTCGAAAATCGCCGCATAACCGGCAAAGCGCACGTCTTGAACCATATAATCTCCGTTCGCCCCGAGCCTGTCGAAGCCTGTCCTGAGCGCCTGCCGCAGGCGGGCAGTCGAAGGGGGCTTGCCTGCGCTTGTCGAAGGCTTCTGACCTCGCTCCACTCGGCCAAGGGCTTCGACTTCGCTCAGCCCGAACGGAACAGGCGCCCCATCGCCGCTCACGTTCTGACCAACCCGACCAGCCCGGTCTTGACCGCAATCCCCAGCAGCACCAGCGCCAGCGCGATCCGCACCAGCCAGCCGATCACCGCCCCGCGCGCCGCCTTCTTCGCGTCGCGCCAGGCGCGCAGCAGTTCGCGCAGCTCGCGCACATCGCCCTCCGCCCGCCGGTCGGCCAGCCCCAGCCGCTCCAGCGCCCGCCCCGCGCCCAGCTCGCTCGCTTCCTCCACCAGCGCCCGGATCATCACCATGTCCATCGCCCCCGGCCCACCTTCCGCCTGCGCCACCAACCGCGCCAGCATCTCGCCATCCTGTTTCATCACGCCCTCCAAGCCCCTCGCCCCCTTGGCGCAGTTGGGAGCGGGGGAACCCCAGCCCCCCTCACAACCCCAACAGCCCCTTCTTCTCCTCCGCCGACAGGAAATCCGCCCCCGCCACCCGCTCCCACAGCGCCGCCCGCTCGTCGCTCAGCGCCGCGATGCCATCCAGGTCCGGCTCGATCCGCAGCCCCGGCCACCAGCCGCTCAGCCCCTGCCCCAGCCCCGCGCCGATCTTGTTCACCAGCGGCAATATCGTCTGCCGCCACAGCGCCTTGTTCGCCTCGCGATAATTGGCGTAGCTATTGTCGCCGGGCAGCCCCATCAGCATCGGCGGCACGCCAAAGGCCAGCGCAATCTCCCGCGCCGCCGCCGCCTTCAGCCCCACAAAGTCCATCTCCGCCGGGGTCAGGCTCAGCGCCTTCCAGCTCAGCCCACCCTCCAGCAGCATGGGCCGCCCGGCATTGGCCGCGCCCGCAAAGGCGATCTCCATCTCGCGCTTGACCCGCTCATACTGGTCGGGCGCCATGACCGATCCGTCCCCCGGATCATAAACCATCGCCCCGCTGGGCCGCGCCGCATTGTCCAGCAGCGCCTTGTTCCACACCGTCGCGCTATTGTGGATCGCCACCGCCCCCGCCGCCGCGCCGACACAGCCCAATCCATAATGATCGTCCAGCGGATGCAGGCTTTTGAGATGCAGCACCGTGGTCCGCCCCGCGCCATCTTCGGGCGACAGGCGCGTCACGCTCTCCCCGACCCGATAGAGATAGGCCGCGGGCCACCCCCGCGCATCGGCTTCCACCGACACCCGCTCAGGGCGCAGCGCGAACAATTCGGCGGGCATCCCGTCCGCCCCGCCGATCACCTGCACATAGGCATTGCCATGCAGCAACAGGTGGCAGGCCAGCGCTTCCACCAGCCCCTGCCCCGCCGAAGCCCGCGCCACCAGCGCCAGCACCCGCGCCCCATCCTCCACGCCAGAGGCTTTCAGCGCAGTCGCCCCCGCCCCTTCCGACACCAGCCGCATCGCCCGCTGCGCCACCGGATTGCCGATCACGCCGCCACGCACCTGCGCCTCATAGCTGGCGGGCCACTCGCCCAGCGCCACCGCACCCGTCCCCCAGGCGCGCGCCAGCACCGGCCGCGCATCCGCCTGCGCGGCCTTCATCCCAAAGAATTTCATGCTTTCCTCCCGCACAACAAAAAACCCTCACCCCGACGGGGAGAGGGCCAAAGCGATTGCCAATCAGATAGAATTCCGATGATTCGGAAATCGCCCTAAACCTAAAGCGAAGGCTGGCAGCAAAGCCGCCTGCCGAAGCTGCGAGAGGGAGACCGCCCCACCCTCAAGTCAAACCATTAAGGCTTTCGTTTGCTCCCCCAACCTCCGTTCGTTTCGAGCGAAGTCGAGAAACCGCACGCCGCCGTTTCTCAACCTAACCAGACCCGAACGGGTCAAGGTCGAGCTACCCTCGCTAGATCAAGGATTACGCCGCAACACCCGGTCGCAGGTCGAGTTCGTCCCCTCGCTCTTGCCGATCACCCGGCCCGCCAGCGCCCCGGCGCCCGCGCCCAGCAGCGTCTCGCCCAGGCCACCACCGGCGACCAGCCCGACGCCAGCACCGCCAGCCGCGCCGATCACGGTGCCCTTGTCGCGCCCTTTCTTCCCCTGGATCAGGCAATAGCGCACATCGTCGCGATCGCGCGGTGCCGCCCTCGCCACCCGCGCCCGCTCCTTCGCGCTCAGCGTCACCGCCATCACCGGGGTAGCCACCAGCGTCGCCCCGACCAGCGCGCCGAGCATCGTCACCATCTTCATCGCCAAATCTCCACTTCAAATCCGATGCTCCCGAAACGACCGACGGCACCACGGGGTTCCCCTCACAACCCCCGCACCCGCGCCTCGCCCCGCCGCCCCAGCATCAGTTCGGTCAGCGCCCATACCAGCGCGTCGGCGCGATCGGGCGATCGTCCCGGCCCCACATAGCCGCCCCCGGCCAGCAAGCCGCACATCTCATCCTCCAGCCGCGCGAACGCCCCGCGATGCGCCACCCGCCCGGCTTCGTACAGGGCCGCCACGGGTTCGGCCCGCGCCACTTTGCCGCGCGAGGCATGGACCAGCTTCACCGGCAGCATGGCGTCCGCCGCGCGCAGCACGCTTTCCACCATCGCCCCGCCATTATTCGCTTCGGCCACCACCTTGTCAGCGCCATGCACCAGCGCAGCCGCAGCCACCGCGCGCGCCCATTGTTCGGGTGAGCAGCCCTCGACGCTCGCATCGGCAATCACATAGGCGCGCCCGTCACCGCCCACGCCCGCCACCACGATCCCGCACGCATCGCCATGGGCGGACGCAGGCGGATCGACCGCCACCACCACCCGATGCAGCGCCGCCCCGTCGCCTGCGCCCGGCACATGCGCCACCCGGCATCGTTCGATCAGGTCGCGCGACCAGAGCGCACCCTCCACCTCCTCGATCAGCTCGCCGTCCAGTTCCTGCCGCCCCAGCCGCGTGCCGCCATAGCTGCGCTCCATCGCCTCGACGAAGCCCTCGGCCAGGTTCGCGCGATTGTCCGCCGTCCGGCCCCGCGTGACGATGACATCCCCGTCCGCCACCAGCCGCCGCACCAGCGCCACCGGGCGCGGCGTCGTCGTCGCCATGACGCGCGGGCTTTTCCCCAGCCGCATCGCCATCATCAGATTATCCCAGGCGCCCAGCGCTAAGGGCCATTTGGCGATCTCGTCGGCCCAGCCATGGCTGAACTGCGGCCCGCGCAGACTTTCCGGCTCCGCCGCGCCGAACAGGGTCGCCACCGCGCCATTGGGCCATGTCAGCTTGCGCAGCGCCGGGGCAAAGACCGGACGGCACCACCAGGGCGCGATCGCCAGCAACCCGGAAGCCCCTTCCACCATCACCCGCCGCGCCTCGCCCAGCGTCGCACCGACCAGCGCGATCCGCGCGCCGGGTTGGGCCTCCGCAATGCCCCGCACCCATTCGGCCCCGGCCCGCGTCTTGCCAAAACCGCGCCCGGCCATCATCAGCCAGATACGCCAATCGCCCCCCGGCGCCTTCTGCCCTGGCCGCGCCAGCCAGTCCCATTCGCGGCTCATACGTTCGCGGCCAGCCTCCTTCAGCCGCCGCAACATCCTCGCCTGCGTCTGCTCTTGCTGGTCCAGCCATTCGTCATGCGAAGTCTCCATCGCCCTCCCCTTGCCGGGGCGGCGACAGGCGCGCCCCTATTTGCGCGGCGCCATCCCGCCGAACGTCACGATGCTCTCGCCGGGGCGTGCCCGGAAGAAACTCCATATCGGATCATATTTAACCGATTTGATCGCCCGGAGGCATTTTCGAACAGACGAAAATGCGTCAGAATCCTTCACTTCACCAGCAGAACAGCAATGAAGAGGTACAACTGATGGTTGACCGGATAGGAGAGATTGAACGCCACATGATCCTGCTTGGGATCAGCAAAAAGGCCATAGCAGACCTTTCAACCATGATTCGTGCGCACGCGACTGTCGCACCGGACGCTGACCCTGCCATCCACCCGCAGGTCTTGACTGCCGAAATAGGGCAAATTGCCCGCACTTTTCATAAATCCTCGCTGCGTCGTGGGGAAGCGTTGCATTATCCCATATCGGACCCTGGCTGGAACATGCTGCTCGCTCTTGTCACGGATGCGACGGAATATCGCACGTCATGCGTCACATCCTTATGTTACGCCAGCGGCTCACCGATGACGACGGCACTGCGTCACCTCAGCAGGCTTGAACGGGACGGCAAAATTCAGCGGCGCGAAGACCGGCACGATTCTCGCAAATGCGTCATAGAAGCTACGCCGGAGACGCTGGAAATCATGAGAGACCTCATCGTCAGCTTCTGCGTCGAACCGCCCCTTCATTAAGCCGCTCGCCGACCAAACACGCACACACATGGACTTTTCTTACAGGGGCGGCGACAGGCGCGCCCTATTTGCGCGGCGCCATCCCGCCGAACGTCACGATGCTCTCGCTTCCATCCTTGGCCACGGCTGCCACGCCGATGAAATGATCGTCCACCACCACATCTTTCAGCAGCAATTCGGTCGCCCCGGTCACCAGCCGGCTATCCGTCCAGTCCTGCGCATCCGCCCGCCGCCAATAGACGCGATAGGACGCCGCCCCCGGCACCGCGTCCCAGAACACCCGCGTATCCATCGACAGCGCGCCATCCAGCGACACGCTCGCCGGTGCCGCAGGCGCGCTTGCCAGAACACGCAACGCCGCGACATTCAGCGCCGTCACCTTCGCCAGATAGGGAAAATCCATGCCGACAACCGTGTCGCCATAGTCGCGCCCGCCCTCGACCCGCAGGTCCTGATGCTGCCGGTCGTAATTCTCGATCCCCACCGAAAAACGCACCGCCGGATAGCCCGCCTCCAGCAACGGGGTATGATCGCCACCGCGCCCGAAACGGTCGGGCCGCCGCACCGCAAACACGTCCAGCCCGATCTGCGGATTGGCCTCCGCAATCCCGTCGATCGCCTTGGCCAGCGCCCGCGACGGCCCGTCATCCTCGCCGCCGATGCCGCGCCGGGTCAGCCCCGCCTTGCCATCCTCGGACGATCGTATCCCTTCGGAAAATACCCGCACCCGGTCCGCCACGATCTGGCCGTTCAGCCCGGTCGTGTTGCCGACAATATCGTTGTTCAGCATCGCCCGCACCTGCCAGCCGCGCGCCTTGGCCGTGTTCGCCAGCAATTTGCCGCCCAGTAACCCCTGCTCCTCGCCGGACAGCAGCGCGTACACGATCGTCCCGTCGAATTTTTCGCCTGCCAGCACCCGTGCCGCCTCGATCACCAGCGCGCTGCCCGATCCATTGTCGTTCGCGCCCGGCGCATCGCTGGTGAAGTCCATCACGTCGCTGACCCGGCTGTCGATATGCCCCGCGACGATCACCACCTGATTGGGATCGCCCGTCCCGGTCTGGATCGCCAGCACATCGACAATATCCGCGCCATCGGGCACGCGCGGCGCAGTGAAGCGCTCCGACACGCTCTCAACCTTCAGGCAACCGCCGCACCCCCTGGAAATCCGCGCAAACTCCGCCGCCGCCCAGGCCCGCGCCGCCCCAATCCCGCGCTTGGGATCGGTCGCCGAAGACAGCGTATGCCGCGTCCCGAAACTCACCAGCTTCTCCACCGTCGCCTTCAACCGCGCCGGATCAGGCGCCTTCCCCTCCGCCAGCGCGGGCGAAGCCAGAAGCGAAGTCGAAAGCGCCGAAGCAGCAGCGAGCAGGATCAATTTTCTCATGACCCACAGGTCTATCGCCAATCGGACAAGTGTAAAGAGACGAAGCCGGTTCGCCCTCACGCATCACGTCCCCGTCGCCGCCCTCATCCGTTCGACCTCTTCCACCATACGCCGCACCCGTCGTACCACCGCCGGGCTGTCGGGCCGCTCCTTCTGCGCCGCCGCGCTCGTGCGATAGGCCAGCACCCGGTCGCGATGCCGGGTCAGCAGTTGCAGCGCCAGTTTCAGGTCATACCCGCGCTTGATCTTGCGGCTCTTCACGCTCCCCTCGCCGTCCAGCAGGATTTCCTCGCTCTCGCTGCCGAACAGGGCTTCGCGCATCAGCATCGCCTCGATCTCGGCATAGCCAATATCCATCGCCCGCTCCCAGTCGGCGGCAAAGCGCCGGTTGCGCTGCCTGCGGTCATAGGCGCTGGTCCGGCACACGCCCGCCACCCGCGCCGCCTCGCTGGTGTTGCAGGTCATCGCCAATGTCTGCAGGAACAGCCGCTCCTGCTCCCTGGTCCATCCATCCTTGCGCGGACGGCGCATTTGCGCGCGCTCTGCGCCCGCCATCTTGCGGCGCGCCGGTTCCAGCACCTGCGCCTCCATCCCGTCCGCCAT